CATTCAATCCTACTGTTACAGCGTTGACTGCACAAGTGAAGAGTGGTTTCCAACACACATCAACATTCTGGCAGTTCTCACCAGCAGTTACATTTACTAATATAGTACATGAGTCTAGAGACAATAGTGTAAACAAATTATCTTACACTCTTCCTAATGCTGTGACGCTTAGTGCGAATACTCTTTATTATGTAAGAATTAGATTCAACGTTAATCCTGTATAACATGGCCTCACCATCAACAAGAGAAGGACTTATCGACTACGCATTGCGTCAGAACGGTGCTCCTGTTTTAGAAATTAATATTGAAGATGATCAGATATCTGATCTAGTGGATGATGCTATCCAATTTTATAATGAAAGACATATGGATGGTTATATCAGAACTCATTTAAAAGTCAAGTTTACTCAAGCTATGATTGATGACATGACTACTGATACAACCACAGCAGTTGCAGCTGCAACTTCATCAGCAATTGCAGTAGATTGGCAAGAGCAAAATAATTATCTTAAAGTTCCTGAGCATGTGACTAGTGTGATAAAAGTATTTGATTTTGTATCTAAGAATGTCACAAACTTATTTGACGTTAGGTATCAGTGGAGATTGAATGACCTTTGGGATCTAACCAATACAGAAATCTTGACCTATGAAATGGTCAATAGAAGACTAGAAGATATTTACTATTTGTTAGAAGGACAGAAACAAACTAGATTCCAGATGAGAGGAGATAGATTATATCTAGATTTAGATTTTAAAACTGACGTTAAAGTGGATGATTTTTTAATTCTTGAAGTCTATCGTGCATTAGATCCAACTAATACATCTGCTGTATATAATGATCTTTGGTTAAAGAGATATGTAACTGCATTGATCAAGAGACAGTGGGGTGCTAACTTAATTAAATTCCAAGGAGCACAGTTACCAGGTGGAATTACAATGAACGGAGAATTTATATACAACGAAGGTAAGGATGCTGTCAATAAACTAGAGGAAGAAATGCTTACTCAGTATGAGACACCTCCACTTGACATGATCGGCTAATGGCAAGAACCACTTACTTTACACATGGCACTAGGAACGAACAGTTTCTACAGCAGAATCTAGTAGAAGAGTATCTCAAGATGTTTGGGATGGATGTTCTCTACTGCCCTAGAGAGATCATGCAAACTGATGGTGTGTTTAATGAAGAAGTAATTGGTGAGTTTAATGATGCATATATTATAGAAGCATACTTAGAAAACTTTGAAGGTTTTCAAGGTGGTGGAGATCTATTGACAAAGTTTGGTGTAGCACAGACTGATGAGATAACAATGATTATATCTCAGCAAAGATTTTCAGATCTTATATCACAATTCCTTTTACTTGACCCAGATTACAAAGCACCTGAGAGACCACAAGAAGGAGATCTGATATATTTTCCATTAACAAGTAATTACTTTGAGATAAAATTTGTAGAGCATGAAGAACCATATTACCAATTAGGTAAAGGTTACGTATACAAACTCAAGGCAGAACTATTCGAGTACAGTGACGAGCAAGGAGATCTATTTGATAGTGATGAGGATCTAGTAGATTACGGATACACCGTCAAGCACTACTATCTTCCTGTCAATGGAATCACTGCAGCAGCTACCGCAACTGTATCAAGTGGATCTATTGATCAAATCTTTATCAGCACTAATGGATCTAAGTATAATGAAACACCTACAGTTACAATATCTGGTGACGGGCAAGATGCAACTGCAGAAGCATTCTTAGTAAACATAACTCTAAGTGGTGGTTCTCCAGTATCATCTGCAGTCATACGAGGAGTTGTAAAAGAAGGTGAGATTAGAGATGTGCAAATAGTTAATGGTGGTAGTAGTTATGATGAAGATAGAGTATCGGTTGTTGTTAGTGCTCCTGATACACCAGGCAGAATGGCACAACTAACTCCTACTTTTACCAATGGAACATTGACTGCTCTCAATATAGTCAATGGTGGTTCTGGATATAGGAGTGTTAAGTTAGTTGATATTACAAATGCTGGTACTGGATATACATCTGCAACTGTAGCGTTCACATCTGCACCTGTAGGAATTTCAGGATCATTTACTGTACCTGAAACAGTCACTGGTAGTACAAGTGGTGCTACTGCTAACCTTGTAGAGTGGGATGCTAGTGAAGCTTGGGTCAAACTTAAATCCCCAACTGGAACATTTATAATAGGTGAATCTCTAGTAGGATCAGAGTCTGGGGCTACAATTGTGCTAGATAGTAGGGACGAGATGGCAACAGCAGATCCTAAATACTCTGAAAGTGTCACCTTTGAGAGTCTCGGAGATGACATCATTGACTTCAGTGAAGGCAACCCATTTGGATTATCAGGTAACTTATAATGTTAGGTGCATACACATACAATAAGATTATTAGAAAGTGCGTCATAGGATTTGGAACACTCTTCAATAATATAGAATGTAGAAAAGAAAACAAAGACGGATCAATATACAGTAGGATGAAAGTTCCTCTAGCATATGGTCCTAGACAGAAATTTTTAGCAAGACTAGAGCAACAGGCAGATCTCAACCAGAAGGTTGCTATCACAGTTCCCCGTTTATCTTTCGAGATGACGGGTATTTCGTATGACAGTTCTAGAAAACTTGCTCCAACAACATTGACTGTAAAGGCAAAAGATAATAATAATGTCAATAAACAATTTACACCTGTCCCCTATAATATTGATTTTGAACTTAATGTCATATCAAAAACTAATGACGAAGCATTAGAAATATTAGAACAGATTCTACCAGTCTTCCAACCCTCCTATCAAATTACTATTAAGATGGTTGATGAGATGAATGACTACAGAGATATTCCTATTATATTGAATAGCATCAATTACAGTGATGACTATGAAGGATCTTTTGATGATAAGAAAATTACTCTAGTCAGTCTCAGTTTTACAGTCAAAGCATACATCTTCGGACCTGTAGGAACTCAACCATCAACAAGGAAAGTCAAGGCAGATATCTATACTACTATGCCTTCCGAGACATCAACCAGACAAGTTGCTTATCAGGTCGAACCAAGAGCACTTACAACCAAAGACAAGGATGGTACTGCAGAACTTGCAGGTGCTATTACTTCAAGAAACCTTGTAATAGAGGTGGTAGACTACAGCAATATTCCTATCGAATCTTATATTGAAGTTGGAAATGAGGTTATGTATGTCAAGAGTAAAACAGCTCCAAATAAACTATCAGTTCGTAGAGCACAGAATGGAACCAAATCTGCAGCAGCTGCTTCTGGTACTCCAATAGATCTAGTTGATGCAACAGATGATGCATTAATAACTGGTGCTGATGATTTCGGATTTAGTGAGACTATATCATATTATGAATAACGAAGACATGACAGGATTAGATAAAGCGTTCGAGACTGTGGAAGCAGTCTCAGCGGAGGTGACTCCTGAAAAACCACAACCTGTAAAAAAGGTAGAAGGAAAAGACGAGGTACAAGACGACTATGAATATGCACGAGGAAACCTTTATGCCTTGGTGGATAAAGGACAAGAAGCTGTCAACGGTGCTCTTGATTTGGCTATGTCTTCTGATCACCCTAGAGCATACGAAGTTGCTGGACAACTCATCAAACACGTAGGTGATGTAGCAGACAAACTGATGGCACTACAGAAAGACAAGAAAAATGTCAAAGAAGAGAGTGCTAAGAAAGTGGTAACTAACAACTCATTATTTGTTGGTAGTACTGCTGATCTTCAAAAGATGCTAAAGAATGCATCTAAAAAATCAAAGGATAAATAGTCACATGGCATACCAAAGAAACGACGAAAACTGTGATCCCGTAAGTCCCCAACCAGGCAAGACTACGGTAAACCAATTCGCAGGTAATGAGGGTTGGAGTACAGTAACGTACGAAAACTTCAACGCTGACTATCAAGCTCGCAATACTGATAATACTGCGAGAACACCTGGTACATACCAAGCAAGGAATACTAACAATACTGCTAGGACTCCTGCAGCGTATCAGCGTCACGATGAGAATTGCGATCCAGTAACAGGATGACGACTAGAATCCCTACAATGTATGGAAGGTACTATGTTCTTACTCTCGTATGGAGAGGTAGAGAATATACTATCACTGTGTTTAGATCTAAGTTACAAAAACTTCAGAGACCACAAGCACAGAAGATAGCAGACAAGGTATATCCTGGCAGTAGGGTTATTAAGTATCATGAGTCTGATCCTACAGATTCACCTGTTGTATTATCAACTGAAGGTTATAAACCTAAGGTCAAAAAGAAGAAACCACCCAAAGCTGGTTCTGAAGAATTAGCAACTCCTGCAACAGACGGTGGTACTGCATCCATGAGTGCATTCAATAGTTATGGAGAGGAGACTAAAAAGAAATGTGGTAAGGGAGAATATTTCTGTAATGATGAACAGAAGTGTAAGCCTATACCCAAGGGTCACCATGTCATGCCAGATGGTATGCTTATGAAAGGTGAGACTCATAAGGAGTCTGCATGGCAAAGGAAAGAGGGTAAGAAAAAATCTGGTGGACTAAACGAGAAGGGTCGTAAGTCATACGAGAGAGAAAATCCTGGCTCTGACTTGAAAGCACCATCTAAAAAGAAAGGTAACAAGCGAAGAGCAAGTTTTTGTGCTAGAATGAAAGGCATGAAGAAGAAACTTACTTCCAAAAAGACTGCTAGAGATCCCGATAGTAGAATAAACAAATCCCTTAGAGCTTGGAACTGTTAATCATGAAAACAAGAATAGAAGACTTACAATCAGAACTCCGTGTAGTAGAAGCATTTCGAGACGTTGGCCGTGCCAAAGTCTTGAAATCTATGCTACAATACGAACTACAGAAGGAGGAGTTCAGTCATGAGCGAAGTACCAGAGGATCGTTTAGATCTTGATTGGATTGATTACGAAGGAGTAATCGGTTACGATCAAATTGAAAAACAATTTACGCTTCAGATAAATCATCATCTGTATTGGTTTGATACCAAACAGGAAGCGGAGAAATATTTAGTAACACATGCCGACTAATACAACAGATTTTTACTTAGGTAATCCCAACCTTAAAAAAGTTGGTGCTGAAATACAATTTACCAAAGAACAGATATCCGAATACCTTAAGTGTAAAGAGGATCCTGTTTACTTTGCTATGAATTATATCAAGATTATATCTCTTGATGAAGGTATTGTGCCATTTAAAATGTGGGACTTTCAACAGGAGTTGATTGAAAAGTTTCATAAACATAGATTTAATATAGCAAAACTACCTCGGCAGACTGGTAAGTCCACTACGTGTGTGTCTTATCTACTTCACTATGTCTTGTTCAATGACAACGTGAACGTTGGTATTCTTGCCAACAAGTTATCTACTGCTAGAGACTTGCTCGGAAGATTACAACTTGCTTATGAACAGCTGCCCATGTGGATGCAGCAAGGTATCATAACATATAACAAAGGATCAATGGAGTTGGAAAATGGATCTAAAATACTGGCAGCATCTACCTCTGCATCTGCAGTTAGAGGTATGTCTTTCAACATTATTTTTCTGGATGAGTTTGCCTTTATACCCAATCATATTGCTGAGGCATTCTTTAGCTCAGTATATCCTACTATCACTTCTGGTACCAAGACAAAAGTAATAATCATATCTACTCCTAATGGTATGAATCATTTCTATAAGTTATGGGTAGATGCACAGAAAGGTAGAAATGGATATGCATGGTCTGAAGTTCACTGGTCAAAAGTACCAGGCAGAGATGCAGCATGGAAAGAAACTACTATTGCCAACACATCAGTCAGACAGTTTACTCAAGAGTTTGACTGTGAGTTCTTAGGGTCTGTTGATACACTCATAACTGCTAGTAAGTTAAGGACACTGACATATGATGATCCAATCCGCACTAATGGGTCACTAGATGTATATGAAAATCCTATACCTGAGAGAGATTATATAGTTACATGTGATATATCCCGTGGTTTAGCACAGGATTATAGTGCCTTTACCGTGATAGATATATCTCAAGCTCCATGGAAGTTAGTAGCAAAGTATAGAGACCATGATATTTGACCTATGTTACTACCTAATGTCATAGCAGACGTAGCAAAGATATACAATATGGCATATGTTTT